TTTGCATTTCCAAGTCCGGCTGGACCCCGTTCTAGCCAAAAACGTTCAGCACTACGCTGATCAAAATCACGGCGGTGTCCGCAACGCCGCAGTGAAAACAATTTTGTCCCAGTTCTTTAAAGGAGTTAATCTCGATGGCTGATTTCGTCCCCGCTCTCACTCACCAAATTAAATGGTCCGTTGGTGAAAACCGTTTTGACACAGAGGGCAAGCAACCCAAGCAGTTGTCTTTGTTCGTCACCAAGCAATCCATTCTTGAGCTTGCGTCTTACCTGCAAAAGCTGGCTGGCGAATCTGATCGCGTCAAGCCTGGAAAGGTCTGGGACTTTGCCAAGAAAGAAGAGATTGAAGTTGAAGGCTTTTATCTCAACGGCAAAGGCCAGACTGGTCAATACGGTGACTTTGGCTCGATCAACCTGCAACAGATCCAAAGCAAGACCACAGTTGATTTTTGATTAACTCAAAGGCACGGCTTACCACCGTGCCTATTCTTTTGATATGAAGCCAACCATCCAGCAAGTCGAAAAAGATGGAAAGCTGATCTGGAAAGTAGAGGCTGCTGGCATTGTTCGCTATCACGAGCAAGACTGGCAAGCGCAATGGCTTTACACCTATTTGACACGCCTCTATAACTGCGATGAGACCAATCCTCAGCAATTGAGTCATGGCCCCAGTCAACATGAATTGGACGACACGTCCTCAAGATCAGATTGACGCAGCCAAAGCACGGGTTAGGGACACCCTCCACCAATCCAATCCAAAATTAACTGCACTTGAAAAAGCTTTTAGAGAATCTGCTCTGCGCCAGAAAAGACAGTATCTAGCAAAGCAATGTGACCAACCGCCTGTTTGAGCAGTTTGCTTTGATGCCAATGCTGGCGAGCCATAGCAACACAAAGCTGTGACAGCACATCTATGTTCTCGCAGTCCTCAATCTCCCTAATGCTCCGTTCGAGCGTCAACTCCTCTTCAAGGCTTTGTTCGACGATCATCCAACTGAATTGATCGTAAGGCTCGCTTTTCGGAAGCATAGGGTTCCTCCGTCTTAAAACGTATGTAATCACCTATAGCGGGAAATAACCAGTCCTGCACTGGCAAGCAAGCTTCCCAATTCACAGGCTGAACACAGTTCATTACGACTGTTGTCCAAAACGCACTGATATAGCCCCAGTTCATCGGTCAACAAATATGGCCCAGCCGCTTGCTTCACCCTCGATTAAAAATCGTTGGTAGAAAGCAGGACGCGACATCCTGATTAACTCGCCTGACTTTGTGGTGTCATGGCCGCCATGCTCCATATCTGGCTTGCCCATAGGGTCCATGGCAATGAAATCGTCCTTGTCATACCCAATGATCACGCTCCAATGGCCACAGCCTTCGCTGTTGCACACTGCTGGATTGCCTTTGGTGAAATCACCTCTGTGAAGCCAGCCAACCATAATCGGCCTGCCAGCATCAATCTCAATCTCAATGTCCTCCACTCTTACGTTTTGACGAAACTCGGCATCTAATCCAAGCGATCTCAACGCAGAAACTTGAGCATGAACCTCTGTAGTGTCGCCGTGCTTTCGACGCACTTTTCTGTAAGCGTCTTGGCTTTGAACGACTCGGTGAAACGCACTGATCATTGCCGCCGACGCATCAAAGCATTCCCGGTAGCCGTAACCAGTAAGGCTATCTAGTTGGTTGTAATACGGGACGCCGTAAACCTCTTGGTGGATACCGCTTGTCTTCCACATCTCAAACCATTCAGCCTCTTCGTTTAGCAAATCTTGGTCAATGGACTTTTCCAGCTCCGCAATCGCAGCCAATTGATGGGGATCGCCTTTTTTAAAGAACTGAAAGAAAGGGAGGAGTGACAAGCCCACAACTATTACGATCCAAACCCACATCTACTTTTCAACGCGAGCCTCTGGGAAGAGTAGGTCTTGGACATACTTGCAAGCCACATCGTCCAACTGGTTGTCAGTTTGCTCGCTGATCTTGATCAAACAGTCCAACAGCAACTGTTTTACGGCTTTTGATTTGATGAAGCTAAACAGAATTGGCTTTAGAAGTAAAACCATGGAATCACTGTGTGTGCCGGAAGTCTAAGTCCGATTTGCGTGGCCTTCCAGTCGTGCCACATTCTGTTCCAGGTCTGAGATTCGAGCGAATAGCTCTTGATCCCTTACGCGCAAGTCGGCATGGAGAACATCCATTCTTGACGCTAAATTATCGACAGCTGAGGTCAACCGCACCAAAGAATCCCTGCCGCTTTGACTTTCGCGGTTTGCTCCACGAACGCCAGAAGCAGCCACGCCTATTGACGCTCCAGCAACAGCAGCCCAAATTTCAACCACCATTCGACCTATAGCGTTGCTTCATCATGGCAGAAGAACAGGTTAAGCAAGACCAAGAGCAAGACAACTCACGTTTAGGTGATGTAGTCAAAGTCGTGCTGCTTGGCTGGGCAATGGCAATTCTGACGGCAAATTACTTGGGTGTCTTCAAGCAATCGCTGGACCCAACCTACCCGGCTTCTATTCTTTCTGGTACGGCTGCTTCTTTTGGCCTAGCTGTTGGCGGCAATAAGAAGAAAAAAGAAGAACCTACAATCAAGGCAGAAACCACTACATCTAAGCCCAAATGAGACGTTTTCTTTTTGTATCGTGCCTAACATTTCTTGCGGTGAGTCCTGCTTCGGCGGATATTACGCACGCTATTAAATCCTCAATCTCGCTAACTGTTGATGGAGCAGCATCCCAAGCAATCAGGCAACCTTCTTCAATGGCAGTACAAGGCTCTAACGTTACTTTGGGTACTCCTCCTGTGCTGGGGACACTTACTTCCGGGACTGCTCTTGGCTACACTCCTGGTGCTTACAGTATTACTACTGCTGGCGACAGCTTTTCGTATTCAGAGTCGTACCTAGAAGGTGATGACGTTCCAACCGTACTTTCAACAACTGTTACTTCTGGCGTAGTCCCAGCACTGCCAATTTTCTCTAATACAACGACCACTTCAGGTGGAGTTGCAGGCACTTTGGCTGGCACCTTGGCGACAGATGGTGCGATGACAATTACAGCCGGCGGAGCTGGTACGACTGCAATTCTCCAACTCGTTCAGGAGCTGACAATTAAATAATGCGAGTCTTATTGCTTGTTCTATATGCAGCGTTTGACCTGTTAGCAACTGCCGCTCCAGTAGCAGCAATTCCTGTGGTGCCAAACTTTCAACAAGGCGTGTTGTCTTCCACGACACGCACCAAAACAAAGGTAAACGAGGTCATCAACTCTTATGAGTACAGAACAGGCTATGAGTACAGCGCAAGCGGAACAAACATTGCTCCTGTTGGTGGCGCGATTGCTCCGGCTAGTCTGACCACAACAACAAACACTCTCAATGGTGTTTCTAGTCGTTGGACTGGTCTTGACCCTGCTAGCAAACCTGTTTGGAACATCGTCAAAGAAGGCGCTAGTTTTCAGATGGTTGAAACTTTGGCTGGGCCAGGGCTTACAAATCACACCATCATCAACAGAGAAACAGACATCGAATCTTTAACTGAGACGACAAGCACCTTTAGCCAATGAAGCGAGTTATTGCAGCCCTTTTGCTTGTTGCTGGGCCTGTAAACGCTCAAGTCTCAAGCACTGCCGCTCCAGTTGCAAACAGCTCTGGATCAGTTACGAACCAAGCAGTTCAGGTAGTGCCAAGCAAGCAATTCACAAACACCTACGGCGGTGGAATTAGCTGCCAAGGTGCAACGCTAAACATCAACCCGTTTATCAGTTCAACAACAGGCTGGGCAGACCCTTACGAAAGTCATTACAGCGAACCTGTTTATGACACGATTGATGTTGTTGGTGCGTTTGACCCTGAAGGCAATCCCGTTCCAGATGGCAGGCCAGATAATCCAGGCGATATTCTTTTTTATAAACCAATACGGACAGGACAGAAAACCAACTTCTCGATTAACGGCGGCATCACTGCCACGATTTCGATACCGCTGGATCGTCATCACGTTAGAACTTGTCGAAAAGCAGCCGAAAAACAGGTGGCACTTTTAGATGCAGCACTTGCAGACAAAAGACTCAACTACGAAATCGCAAGGCTTAAAAACTGTGCAAACCTCATGAAGGAAGGCGTGATTTTCCACCCCAAGTCGCCTTACAGCAAAATCTGTGCTGATGTTGTCCTGATCAATCCGCCAGGTGTTCTGCCGCCCCACATCCATTCAATACCTACTTCTTCAAAGACCGCTGAAACTTCCGACGCTGCCAAGCCGACTCAAAAACAACTTTCTTCCCCAGCTTCTCCTTGATCTTTTTGATTGTCTTTTTGACAATAGGCTTTACGGCCTTCAGCAAAATATCGCCTAACGGCTTAGCAAGAATTGCTGATGTAACACCTATCGCCGCAATCGTTGCAGTCGTGACCACAACAGGCGTGCCAGGCAAATGGTTGCCGAGAATCGTTGGTATGTCCAACGGCTTGAGCTGTGCTTGGCATTCTCCATCGACACGCTCATAGCCAGTGATGACAGCAGTTTGAAGCTTATTTTTAGCGCCAATAGGTATTGCATCGGGTGGCGGGCATGGCAGTTCCGTGTCTACATTTGAAATGCCAGGCAGTTGGGAGGCTGCTGGTGAAGGGGATGCAGCCGGTTGTTGCGAGGCAACCGGTTTTTCTTTTGGTGCCTCAATTACTGG